GTCATCACCACCTTCTTTTAAAATGGATGCTTCAACACCATCGCCAAAAAAATGTGTGGATGATTTAATTCTCAGCGAAGTGTCGATTCGGTAAGTCCCTGCTGGAAGATATACACGCCCTGCTTGGTCTAGTGCTAATTGAATAGCAGCACTATCATCAGTTGTACCATTTCCCACCGCACCAAAATCTTTAACATTAGCTGGTGCGCCAAAAATCATTCTGTTATGTGCTTCTGTTAGTCCCATAACTAGCTTCCCAAGGTTGGTTTCTTGTCTGGAAAATCAGCAATGCTGGGCCAATCCCTTAATTCTTGACGGTATGTTTTCAGCTTGTCTTTGTCAGGATAATCGTCTACAAGATAAAGCGTATCCGTTCTATCAAGTTCAGCATTTCTCCAGCTTCTTGCTTCTTGCTGTTTTTGCTCTGCTATGTCTTTTGACGAAAGTGTTGGTGGTTCAACTTTTTCAATTACCTTATCTGCATAAATCTTTTTAAAAAACTCAAGGTCACCTTTAGCAGCAGGGTTAATTACTGTCCCATCACTTTCTTTTATTAAATATGCTGACATTTTTTTCTCCTATGAAACGGTCAAGTATTGAATAATCACAATACCATCGCCTCCGTTGCCGCCAATAGAAGTGGGAGGCTTGTTACTATCTGAGTAAGCACCACCACCGCCTCCTCCAATACCACCAAAACCAGCCATTTGCTCGGCATAATATCCATTCCTAGTATGAACACCGCCCCCTCCAGCAAGAAATTCTCCATTTTCACCTCTCATTGGCCCAGTTTCTTCTCCACCACTTCTTTCAAAAGTCGTTTTGCCGCCTCGTCCACCACCACTTAAAAATCCGTAAGATGGAGACATAAAAGGTGATTGCACATCTGAACTTCCTGCATAATTATTAGCTGCACCTTCACCGTTAGTGTATATACCTACTGCGCCACCACATCCACCTGACGTTAAACTTCCATTTCCGCCTGTTCGATTAACATCTCCATTAGACGCTGCTCCTCCAGTACCAGCAGCACTTCCTGACCCTCCAGTGCCACCATTTGCAGTAATCGTAGGCCCAACTCCAGTTAACGTAACTGTTGTATGCCCTCCGTTGCCTCCAGTAGCATTTCCACTTCCAAGCCCACCAGCACCAATAGCAATTGCATAAGATTGAGACGTAGTTACTGTATAGCTTTTTCTCGCGTAGCCTCCTGCACCACCACCGCCAGCATTTCCTGACCCTCCATTTCCGTCTCCAGCACCGCCAGCGCCAATTAGGTGGAAAATTGCAGTACCGTTTGCTGGTGGAACCCAATCCTGTGAATATGTAATTGGTATTTGCCAAAGATTACTTGGTGCTGCTCCTCCTAAAACTGCCATGATTCAATCTCCTTTAAAGACTTGCCCACCCGATTGTATCGTCCACATAAACTAACTGGACGGCATTACCAGACGGCAATGTTCCGTCCGATGCTGCTGAATCGATTGGGCTAGAATTTCTTGCAACTGTAACCGTAGCTGCTCCAACATTTTTAATAATCACTGTATTGCCAACATTACCGCCAGCAACATTCGCTGTAGGTAACGTAACCGTAAAAGGCGTTGATGCGTGATTGCAGACAATCTGGTCTTTGTGAACTAATTGATAGGTTGTGGTTTTAACAGCCCATTCGTTATATGCACCACCTACGGTAGCAAATCCAAGCGTCCCAGCCCCATCCGTAGTTTGTAAGACCTGACCACTTGAACCAACGGCTGCTGGTAGCGTCAATGTATAAGATGTAGTCGTTGCAGCGGCTTGTAATGCTGCGTACTGTCCTCCCGATGAATCTTGCAGTCTTAGGTCACCTTGAGCCGTAATATCTACCTGAGTGAAACTAGGAGCTGTATCTACATTAACTGTTACATTCCCTGACGTACCACCACCATTAAGGTTAGTACCAGCCGTTACGCTTGATATACCCTCAAGGGTAGTAATATTGCCAACATACTTTCGTACTTCAATACCAGAATTTAAGGGTGGTGCTTCAGTAAATGTTAAGGTTGTTCCCGATACAGCGTAAGTTGCTACCGCTTGCATTACACCATCAATTGCAACATTAAGATATTCTGGGCCAGCCATTGAATCTGACAACGTAAACGCTGTGGTTGACCCATCACCTGTAAATGTATCCACATTTAAAATAGTTGCGTTAGCATAACTAACCGCTTCCGGGTTAGCCGTTGTCGCGTTAAACCCTAATAACTTGCCCTTCCTCGCATCCCCTAACGGGAGTGACATATCAATCGCACCACCAGATAATAACGGTTGGTCAATGTTTTGAAGTTTTACAAACCGGGTATTAGAGTTCTGAACAGCAGCCGAATACACTTTGTCAAAATCATCGTTAACCGTTGATGCCAAGAACTGACCGCTATTGGCATAGTTAGTTGTCCTGGTGATCGGCATATTGAGAAACAGAGAAACTTTATCGTTAGCCGAAGCTGCCGAGTTAAGCGTTACATTGCCCCCGGTTACAACGCCAACATTAGAAACAGAATAATCGCTTGCGGATAAAAGTACATTGTTTTTTACCACAGCAATATCAGTCGCTACTATGATCTTCCAATCATAAGCAAACTCGTCCTGACCCGCAGACGCAATGTAGTCTTTCCTAGTTGTAGTCTGGCTTATCGTCATAATAACCTCATACGATTATTTTCATTATATCAAAAAGATTGTTCAACGCACTTTTTTGTTCTCATTTTCATATGCCAACGCCTCAATCTGGTTTACTACATCAGGATTTCGCTGCAAAAACTTTGCCCTTGCTTGCTGCTGATACCCCTGCACTGCTTTCTCAATTCGAAATTGCTTGCCCCCATCAGGGCCATCACTTAACCGCTGATACTGGCTGCTGTTCATCAAACTATTTAATACTGAATACAAAGAATCAGAACCCTCTCCAGCCGACAGCAAAAGCAACTCGTCATACTGCCAGTTATCTAACTCAATCCCTCTGATACTTCGTTTTGGCATCTTGACCCCGACAGACTGACGCACCATCTCATCAATCACTGGGTCATCTCGTTTAGTTGAGATATAAAAAGGACTCATAAAGTCTGGGCCTAGCCCACCTTCAAGCACGACCACCTCACCAAACATATTCCTCCGGGGCGGCAAGTTTGGGTTATACCCCGGTATCTGCGATTGAATACGCTGCAATATCCCATCAAATCCGCGATCATATTGGGTTTGTTCTGGACTTAGCACTCGTTCTAATTGTGCAACACCGCGAGGGATAACGGTTGATACTTGTCTGGAAATCCAGTTTTCAATTTTGTATGGCTCACCACTTGTTAGGGCATCCATAGCCTCTGACACACCTCTTAAATAGGTCTTGCTTGTGAGGTTTTTTGACATTGACGCAACGGCAGCCGTAGCTATATCAAGCGCATCTGTTTCGGAGGCTTGCCCAAGGATTTCAGTAGCATCACAAGCCATACCCATAATTGACCCAACAGGATCAAGTCGGCTGTACGGTATATAAGTGCCGTCAACCAACACCGAATATGGCTGCCAGCCTGACTCTCGTAAAACTCTAGCCATGTCGGGATCGCTTGGGCCACCACCAGTCACAGTTCCTTCAAGACAAAGATCAGCCGTTGAAGCCATTATTGTTGAGCCTAATGATAACTTCGCTAACGCTAAATCCCTGTCAGCACCCCCTCTGCTTATAGCCGCCCTAAATTGGGACGTAACAACGGCAAGAGGTGTTCTTTCAATCGCAAAGTTAAAAATGTTTGCCGGGGTTCTAATAAAGGGAAGAATAACCCGCAAGTACATATTGCTTTTTGGGATTTGCTTGCCATCTCCACCATCTTTAAAACTATCGCGCCTTGCCCTTTGTAGGCTCTCCGCTAAACCACCCTTTTCTAAATCATTCGTGAACGTCTGATAGCGTTTAAAATCAACTGCCGCTAAGTGAATATTTTGCGGAGGGTTTTCTATAATCTGTGCTATGCGCTTCGCAAGTTCCTCGCCCTCAAGACCCTCGCTCGTAGCCATTCTGTACGCTTGAGCATTAAGTTCCATGCGATACCCAACCGCCTTAAAGAACTCGTCTGAGGCTGTTAATAGCCGACCTGGAACCCGAACAACATTGCCTAACAAATCGGCTGCCCTTCCAGCCGTACCGCTTGCATTGAGGTTTTTTGCGCTTATAGCGGCCTTCTCATCAACTTCAACTTTATCAAGGGTATCTGATGGTCTGCCTGTTTTTAACGCTTGCCAAGCAAGCCGCAATCCATCTTTTGCCCCTTCTACAGCGCCTTTTGCCATCATCGCTGACTCAGCATCCTCAACACTTGTGCCGATCCATGACGCGACTTTTCTCTCCGAGATTGAAAGGATTGGCACCAAGGTATTGCTTATAGCATTAACCGTATGGGTTGTCGGATTGCTTAACAGGCCGTTAATCCAGAACTCATAAAGCATCTCTTTTCCACTTGCTTTGCTTGCGTTCTCAACAAATTTATTAACCTTGCGAGGGTCATCCAACGTACTCATCATGGCGGCAATGTCTTTGCTCATCTCAACACCACCAGAGGTTGACAACAACTCGTCTATTGCCCTCAATTGTTCTTGCTGGCTTTTGGCTTTTATTCTAAACGATTGCAACGCTCGTCCCGCTTCAGCCGTCAGCCCGGACACTTGAAGTTGAATTGCCTGATGCTGCGCCATAGCTCGTCTAAACAACACCAGATCAGCATCACTGCCTGTTGTCGCTCGTTGCGCTAACTTGACCAGGGTTTCGCCAGAAGCCACAAGAAGCTGTCGTGCCGCTAGTGCTTGCTCTGCGTTAAACGCCTCACCTCCGCGCCTGTTAAGCAACTCCTCCACTGTTAAGCCTAGATCATCCGCTAGAGCCTCTGTGGTAGCATTATCAATCTTGCCCCGCCTTGCTAAATCAAACTCACTGGCATTTGCCTCCGCTAACTTGTCAATCAGCGTTTTGACATCTTCTGAAGTTTCAAGGTTGTTGAGATTTATATTTTGAGCGTCATCAAGTGCTTGCTCCCCGCCTTTAACTTTTGGTATTTCAACAACAATAGATTCGTCAGCGGCTTGCTCAAACGGAATATACTCACCCTCTTCAATGCCTAACCGAACCGACAGTGCTTGATCTTCTGCCGCTAGGTCAGTCACCATTTCTTCGGGCGTTTGACCGTTTTCCGCTGCTGTGCGCCTAAACGCTTTCCACTTCTTATAAGCATTTAATCCATATACAAACGCATCAGCCGCAACACCACCTAACGCACCCTCAAGACCTTGCTTCAACGTAGCCATTGCAACTGAATCATCTTGGTTAGATGCGAGGAACTCGGTGACCGGGTTTTGCAATACTTCATACGATTGCACCAAATCGCTCAAACGTTCTTCAAAGGGATTAAACGCTGTAATATCTGCAATGACCCCAGCAAGAGCAGGGTTTGCAATTTTGCCTGTAACACCGACTGCCTGGAGACCTTTTGAAGCTGGATTAAAAGCAGACGCGAAGGCTGATACATCCCTTATAATATTGCCTGTTGTACTGTTCGCTTCTGGTATAGCGGGTTCAAGTTGAGATAACGCCTTTAATCTGTCTGAAACCGACATTTTGGCAAACCCCGGAATGTTCCAATATTTGTCAATATCCTCACCAATCTGGAACAAATCCCCGATAGGGTACATTGCTTCCATAGTGTTACCCGCTTCCTCTAGGGCATCAAGCGTTCCTCCTATCACTTGTTGAGGCGTTTCCATGACCCCCCTGCCGACATCCGAAGCAACATCAACCACCGTTTCGGCAACATCCCCTGCCACCGACAACGCACTTGAATCCCTCTCTGCTTGCTCACGCTCAAACTGCTGACGCAACAGGCTTCCTTCAGTTTGAATCCCATTTTGCCTTCGCTCAAGAAAATCCCCGGTTATATCATCGTTGGCGCTTGGCGCTGAAGGCACATCAACAACAGGAACAGTTGTTAATTCTTGTCGCTTGGATAAGACCTTATCGACTAAGGGTACATCTGCCACTAGCTGCCCTCCTCAAACAATAGCTGGAAGTCTTTATTAAACTCGTCATCAAGGCGTTTGTTTTTAAAATAGTTAGTAACTTTGATTCTGTCTTGATCATATTCTTGTTCGATAACAATACCGGGTTGAGAGCTATTTTCTAAAGCTAACTCATAAAGCCTTTTTAACTCGTCAAGAGCCTCTTTTTCTGTTTTCATTAACACCGCTGACTGCACATTGATTGACCCCTCATCGCTTTTGTTTCGCAACTCGAATCGCTCAAACACCTGACGTAATTCGTAGGACACTTTTTTTGCTGCGGTTTTAGCATCAGCACCATTTTGTATTTCAGCTAACAACCTTTCGTCAAAGATCAAAAGAATGTTATTACCGATCATTTGTTCTTCTTTGGTTTCGCCTATTTTAATGAAGCCGCTTATAGGGTCTACAACGCTCATACGACTTTCTAGGTAGTCTCTGTAACGATTCACTGCGTTATTGTTTAACACACTTTCGCTGTTTTTTAACTCAACTGCCCTTGTAGTTAATTGTCTAGCCGTGCCTGTGCGTAATGTTGTGCCAATGTGTTTCGGTATTTGATCAATAGCCGCTTGCGGATTGGAACGCATTAATTCCTCATAAAAAGAAATTGTGCCTTGGTCATCAACACCAACGCCTCGCGTTTGTAAAACCGTATCAATTGCGTTAAATCCAGTTCTGTTAACTTTATTATTTTGGAGCTTTTCTATTAAAACAGGCATTGTTAAATTGCCTCTGTAAGCCTCAAGAAGTAACCTGTCTGCCTCCTCCACTTGCGCCAATTCAAGAGCCTCTCGCTCTCTATCCTCTTGGCTATCATCCTCGTTAATCATGGCTTTTAAGTCTTGCCTTAACGACTTGATAATGTCCTCTTGCTCACCGGGCAGCACATCCGTTAGTGTTGCATTTTCGATGGTCTGAATAAATTCGCTGGCTTTTAAAATACCGTCATCAAGATTGTCTCGATAAGCTGCCCTCATCCCGGCAAGAGACTGACTCAGTCTCAGCCCTTTGTTAAAATCATTTGCCAGCTTGATGCGCTGCTCAGTGTCCAACGTAAGATCGGTATCAAGCGCAGCAGCAAAACGCTCTTGAGCCGCAAGCACCCCATTCTCATCATTAGCACTTGCCGCCAACTGTGCCTGTGCAGTAAGGTCTGTATATAACTGACCTCTGGCTGCTTTTGCATCCGCTTGCTCTCGTTTAATTGCATCGCCAATTAATTGCGTTTTAAAGCTTCCTTGCACCGATGCATAGGTTGAATCCATCAGCGGCTTTAAATCGGCTGAAACGCTTTGATTCATGCCTTTAAGGTAAGCATTACTTACGGTGTCAAAGTATTCCAACGGACTTGCTTGACCTTTGCTTTCCTCATAAGCAGCGGTCAGTTCTTGCGTCATTTGATTGTTAATTTTGGCAGCATAGGTTCTTTGGAACGAATCTTGTGCCGCTTGACCAAAAAAGGTGAATGAACTGGGCTTTTCATACTCACCCGTTTCAACTGCCTTTGCCGCAGCTTCAACCCCGGCTAACTCGCCTTCCTCTATTCGTTTCTGCTTGCCAATCTCAAACGCAACGTCACCCACTTGCCCCGCCAGCCGTTGCAGAGCTTGCATACGTTCAGCACCACCCGTATCAATAGAACGAGGGCTATACAGGTTTTTAAATTTAATTTGCTGTTCAGCCATTACCCAAACAATCCTTATTATTTATCAAGTTGGGCCAGTTGTGTTCCACCCTTGAGAAGCGTTGTCCCAGCTTGGATGTTGCCTGTAGCCTTCGCATTTGCACCTCGTAACCGTAAAGACGCAGCATCAGCTAATGCCGTTGCATCCAGGTTTAATCGCATTGCTGACCGGGTTTTAGCGTTACCCAAGTTAATACTTTGCATTGATCCTTCAGCACTTGCGCCTGACATGGCTTGTGCCACCCGCCTTGCCGCAGCCGCATCGTTTAATTCAGCCTCTAACTGAGCCGCATCCGCTATCGCTTGTTCTTCGCGCCTTTTAGCTTCCATGTCTAATTGTTGCTGTTGCGCCTTTCCTCCCGCTCTAGCGCCCATTGCGCCATACACTGTAGAGGCCACAACTGCTGCTGTTACAAACCAAGTCATTTGTAATCTTCCTCCAATAAAACCTTTGCCAGTTCATCAAGGTCAGTAATGTCAGTGGGATGAAATGTCATCCAGACACAATCTGTCACCGCATAGATCACACGCTTTGTGCCGGGTTCAGTCTCGCCCATGAACGGCCCTTCCATTTCCTGATGACCATACTGATGAGCCTCCCGGCAAATGCCCGACAACACCATGAACATATGCCTGGTCTTATGCGTAGCACCCACCACGCACACACCAGCGGGTATAAACAACTCGCGGATATACAGGCCATCTGAAAAATGATGACGCACCGTCAAATCAACTTGCTCTTCGTTTTCCATCAAACGCTGAAACGTCCAAATATCACTCTGCGCTAATATCTCGCTCACGATGAACTGACCTCAAATGAAATTGACTGCAAATGAAACGGCTGCGAATCAGGATTAGTTATTACAGGACTGACATCAATGCCCCACCCATTGCCGCCATTGCGATCCTCAACCACCCCGGTAAACGGAGGAATAGGCGAACCCAACAAAGGTAAATGCGCTTCAGTAAACTCTCTGAACGGAATGGCATTACCGTCCACATACATACCCACGGTTTCATGCACCCGGATATTCATGCGTACAATCTTTTTCTCACGCATCTGGTTTTGACCCGCACCAATATCGGTATTGATTGGCATGGGTTGAATGGTAGGCGTAAACGGCAAACCAACCTCAACCGCAGTCAGGTTCGTCACCTCATCAGCGGTTAACGTAATAGTCCCACCCGCCACCGTCTTTTGACCTAGCGATATGCGGCCTTGCAATACACCACATCAGCGGTTAACGTAATAGTCCCACCCGCCACCGTCTTTTGACCTAACGATATGCGGCCTTGCAATACACCACTTGTACTGACCTCGCCAATAACCTCCAGCTTGTTCCCGGTATACACATCAAGACCAGTGATGCTGGTTAAGCTGCTAGTCTTTCGATAAGAGCCATCGAGCATCCGGTCAAAGTTCCATTTCTCAACCAGGAACCGCCAGCCTGTGCTTGTCTGTCTGCGCTTCACAACTTGATACATTTCACTGTCGATCACAGTGCAGCTTTGTAAATAACTTTTCTTTAATGCCGCATCAGTCTCATCAAGATTTGGTGCTGCTGTAAACTTGGTATAACCATTGATGTCCTGTTTTCTCAGTGTGTTTAATACACTGGCAGTACCGTCCGAATTGATAATAAAAACCCAGTTGGCATCAGAACTTGATGTCCCTGCCAGAATGTCAAAGTCAACCGGGGTCACCAGTAAATGTGACGATAAGACCGAAATATCCGTAGACGTATAAGCATCCTCGTTATAGTCATAGACATATTGGCGAAGCGACTTACCGTTCTCATCAATAAACAATGTGGCCCCGTCAAGGTTCCTGACTTCCAGATCAGAGATGCCATGCTGCGTCTGCGATTTAATCACCACTGTCGAAGGCGTGATGCCATCCACCAGGAACTCGGCCCCGGCACAGAATACCTGTAACCCCCGGTCTGGATTGATATCAATAACTTCAGTCAGTGTTCTGGCAGAGATCGTGACAAAGATAGCCTCATCATCATCACCTTCGCCTATATCGAAATCAAAGAACGACCCCGACTTACTGGCAAAAATACTCTGCCCTTTTGACTTAGTACCACCAAGCCATAATCGTCCCACATAGAACGCGCCCATCTTCGGGAACCCCCTCCCCGGAGCCTGACCCGCATTAGGCGAATCAGGGGCATAGACCGATGACCAGACATCTTCTTTTCTTGGTTTACCGTTAACGTTCTTTGCAAAGGTGATTCTTTTAGCCGCAGTGCCACTGGTGGGAAAACCGGCAAACAACTCAAAATCTTTAGCTGACTCACCATCACAGCTTATTTTGTATGTCAGTGCGATTGTTGGATGCTTAGTTACCGTCACCCCCGTCTCGCCCATCACAGGCATTGATTGAATAGCCTTCTGTATATTAAATAACGTGCTGTTTTGTTGGTCAGCCGTAGTATCCCCGGCAAAGGTAATATTGGTGGACACAACACCCTCAATATCAATCTGGAACGTATCACCCGCTAACCAGGCTGTGCTGGCTGGAGCCGTTGCCGATAACGCTAACGTCATGGTTTGTTCATCAGCCACAGGAACCGGGCTATTGCCATCGTTATAGTCATATTGAGGCACATTAAGAAATGGGACATCCGTTAACTCAAACGAGTCATAGTTGGACTGACCATTATTAATAATGCGTTGAGGCGCGTAATCCTCATGGAATAACAGCATTACGTTCTCGGTCTGCACTTCCCGAACCGCCATGACCGATGCAGCGTTAAAAGGCGTTATCACATCTGCTAGATGCAAAGTGCTTGCACCCGCTATGTAAATAGCTAGATTTTCTTGCGTTAAAACACACAGATATTGGCGATCAATTGCCGCAGCAAAACCAAATAGCTTGACGTTATTGGATGAACCCGCAGCGCCATTTGCCATGACGTTAAACTCTGCCAGGTTAATTGTTTGTGAACCCAGATCACCCGTTGAATCGCCCGACCTAACCAACCGCCAGTATCTTGTACCAGACCCACCATCGTTAGTTAAACGCCTTCTGAGGGTTCGTTCAGTGTTGCTAACCTCAAACGTACACACATCTGTCCAGGCTGTGCCATTGCTTGAGTTCTGAATCTTTAGGTTACAAACCGTTGTGCTTGCTGTAACTGTCTTTATCTTTCTAACATCAATGAACAGAATAGCCGGGGGACTAGCCGTTAAATCATAACGTGCTATCTCAAAATCTGGTTGCCCAGATGTGCCACCCGTACCGATGACATTAGTGGTGGTATTGGTTGCCAGGTTGCCATCGTTAATGTTGCCGGGTGTGCCACCGTTTGCCATTGTCGGTGTAGTTGTATTTCGGGTTAACGCATTAACCGCCTCTGCCACCACCTCAGTACCGCAACGTCTTTTCAAACCACCCTGGGGAACAATCAGCACATCACTGGCTTGCTGCACACCTTGGTAATACTGATCGAGATCAACACGCCCTTTTATCAGAGGCGAAAGTTCGCCTGACATGAACGATGCTTGCAGAAATGATGACCGGGCCATTAGAACCTGACATCAATAAACGGACGAGATTGGAGGGGCGTTATAGGCGATTGTTGGCTATCAGTATAACGTGCCATTCTTGACGCATTATCATACTGTGCCGCCATCAATTCCATCGATGCAGCCGAGTCACGAATGCTAGGCGCAAAGTCCATCGCCAGCTTGTATTCCACCATCTTTGCAAAATATGCGGGCCATTCAGACTCAGCCACGTTTGCAGAGTAATCGCAGAATAACGAGCCAGAATAATTGCAATACACCTGACCATTGATGACCTGATAATTAATACTCGGATTGAGTTTAATCAGGAACATCATGTCACTTGGCAATTCGTACATATGATCGTACTCATTACCCACAGGCGTTGCTGCCACCAGGCTTAACTGCGCTTTCTTCCGGGCAAAACTCCAACGGAACTTTGATAGCTCCATTTGCACTGTGTTGTCATACAGGTTATCTGCGACAACGTGAGCGCGAGTCGTACCCGACAAAGAAGTTAATGGCAAGTCACCAATCAAGGTTAGCGCACTACTAATCACGTTCAGTTTACTTGCCATAACCTCACCATAAAAAAGGGGGGATTGCTCCCCCCAAGCTGGGGTTTATGCAGTTATCACTATGCCAGCACCCATAACGACTGTTGTGCCGTTATTGGATTCGACATAGGAAATTCTACCCGTTGGCGTACTTCCAGTTGTACCAATGATAATCATCGCATCGCCAGCGTTTAACTCATCTTTCGCACTAGCAAAGTAATTAGTATCAGCAGTAACAGTTGAAGTCGCATCAGCAGTTGAATACTGCCACGTTGCACCGCCCGTACCTGACCCACCGATTCGGCATAAGCCATCTCTTGAAAAAGCCATGATCTATACCTCCTCTATGCAGTCTTGGTGTATTGGACTTTAACCAGACCGCCTTCATCGCGTACCACGGAACCCGCTTTCAGCATCCCGTTACACAACCATGATGTGCGCTCTGCAACCCAATCGACATCTGTTCTCATATCAATGCCTATCGCCAAACCTACAGCGGGGCGTTGGAAGAACCAGGAATCGACCACGTTGGCAGCTTCAGTCAGACCACCTTCTGTCCTCGACTCAAGAATGACGAATTCAAAACCTACATAGGTATTGATCTCACCACTCACTAGAGCTTTGGCAGCTTGGTAATCGATTGAAGTTGCAGTGTTGTCGTTTAAAAGACCGCCTAAACCCAAAGCCTCTATACACGCAAAGAGTTCCGAATTCGGTACACCTTGATTGCGTAGCTCGACTTGAGCCTTGATGATCTTCGCCATATTTAAGTTGGTGCCAGCACCACCCACCGCAGTTCCAACAGTAGACGTTAACGGTGTGGACGCATCCATCGCATCAATAACCAACTGATCTGATCTTCGACCTAACGCCCCGGCAATCGTATATGCCAGTTCGTTTTTCTCGTCAAAGTTCACATCTTGCTGATCAAAGATGTCGGTATACTCTGGTGCGTTCCAGTTCGTTAAAGTCGCTGTCTTAAACTCGTGAGCGACATCCATTGGAGTGACAAGATCACTGGTTGACTTTTGATTAGCCAACCCCTTGCCCATCCTTCTGAACTTGTATGTGTCACCAACGACATTGTTGCGCTGTGTCACTGCGGGCTTGAGTTTCCCCATGCCCTGATACGCTTGCTTTACAAGTGCATCGAATTCAGTGACCGCAACACTCGAAAGTGTTTTGCTCATGAAATAGCCCTCTAAAAAAGAGTATGTAAATTACTTTTCTAAAGGTTTTTTGCAGAGTGTCCAGTGATTCGGGTCTGCTAAAACCTAACAATCACCGGACTTCAGAGAAGGTACCCGATTAACAAAGCATAACTGTTAACGTGTATTACGTCAAATTATTTCATTGGTTTCTTTT